TTATGGAAGAAATGCATAGATGTTGGAGGATGATAATTTCTTTGACGTGCTTAGCGCCAAAGTGAACGAAACCCCCACTCGCCACAATCGTTTGTTCGACGAGGGTGGCCGTCAAGGAGCTGCAGCCAAAGACCGACGGTTCGACAAGGCATCATACGCCGCTGGTACCGGAGACTATTCCGGGTTTGCGTCTAACAAGAACGCGGCGCCCGGCGCTGTTCCTCTTCGTATCAGTGCGGATGAGGAGCGTGGTCTTGACGAAATTTCCGAAAAGGAGGAAGAGGCTAAGAAAAAGAAGAAAGTTCTCGATCTTAAGCAGCTCCTTAAGGAGATCTGTTCAGATTCTCCTTCGGATTTTCAGAGCCCCGCCGAAAAACCGCCGACGGGGCAGGCTGCGGTGGAAAGGAAGCCCAATATTTCGACTCTAGAGCGAGCTATCAGCTCTTTCCCTCTCCGAAAACAATTGGAGAGTTCGTCGAATATTCAGGACAGTGCCTCTGTTCCGGCCCAGGGGCCGACACAGTCCAAGTCCTCGGCACCTGTGCCAGAAAGCTCGACAGAGCCGGAAAGCACCCGAAAGGGGACCCAAGAGTCCGCGAACTCTTCCAAGCCCTCTTCCCGGAAGTCGAAGAAGAGTACTTCTACCCAGACTGCTCCCAAGAAGCAATCCTCACCAGCATCATCGAATACCACTCCGGAAAATACACCGGAGTCAGGTTTCCAGCCGGTGAAGGCAACAGGGCGAGAGAAACTTTTACAAGATACTACAAGCAAGCTGGCTTCACTTGGAGGTTTCCCTTCACTGCAGACTTGGGCCGAGTCGGCGTCAAAGAGATCTTTGAAAGAAATTGGGGCGATATTGTCAAAAGTGTCAACCCAAAGTCCACCCCAGGATATCCCTACCGGCTCATCTTCCCAGACAACGACCGAATGCTCGCAGCAGCAGAAGGAGACGTCAAGGATCAGGTTTGGGAACGTCTCGAAAAGATCCTATTCGCCCGTGCTGAGGACAAGACTTTCCGGTCCTGCTCTGAGGTTCGGACGCGGTGGCTTGAGGGGTCGTTAAGAGACCCTGTGCGCCTCTTTGCGAAGAAACAGGCGCAAAAGGTGAAGAAGAAACTTCCCAGGCTCATAGCCAGTGTTTCGGTAGTGGATCAGATCGTGACTCGATATTTCTTTATGAACTACGCCGAAGCTGAGAGCGATTTTTATCCGCTCTTGCCCACTAAGAAGGGCATCGGATTCAACAGAGAACACGCGCGAAAGATTGGGGAGAGTGTCGAAAAGATTTCCAACATCTTCGACGAAAATCCCATAGCGTCCGATGTTAGTGGATGGGAAAAGAACTTTTCCCAGGAACTGGCTGATTTGCACGCGGATCACATGATAGACACGTGCGAGAACGCAGATAGCTGCGGTTCACTCCTCGTTAACGCGTGCGAGTGGTGGAGCAAGTCTTTGCTCACAACGCCCTACGTGCTGGATTCTGGAGAAGTCATTAATTTTGATGATCTCCGGGTTCAGAGAAGTGGGGACTACCTAACCACCTCTTCAAATGGTGTGGGTAGGGGAATTTGCGCCGAGTACGTCGGCTCCTATGGAATGGAAATGGGAGACGATTGCTTGGAATGGCCGGTCTTCGATTCTGAAGGCCAGCGAATTTCCACGGATGAGCTTATTCGGCGTTATGCCGAAATCGGCCTTCCAGTCCGGGACGTTGAGTCCCAGTCCAAGGACGACTTTGTATTTTGTTCTCATCGTTTTAAGCGGCAGGACGACGGGAGTTGGCATTGTTGGTTGGACTCGTGGCAGCGTATGCTGTATGAGGCTTCTTTTTCGAAGTTTTGTGACGAGTCAACTGTAGCTAACTACTTAAGCGAAGTCGAAGACATGCCTCCTTCATCGGAGAAGTCTAAGATTTTGTTTTTCCTGGGCACCCGCGAGATGTTGCTCAGGCCCGTCGCTGAGCATGACAAAAACAAAGAAGAAGGTGAGCATTCCGGCCTTAAAACGGAGTGCGTCGGCACCAGCCAAGGAAAAGACGCTGCTCAACAAGCTTGATCAAGCTTTGCAGCGAGTGCCTAAGGGCACTTTTTCCAAGGTAGGCGGAAACCTTGGGTCCACTTTTGGACCCATAGGATCCAAAATTGGCAAGATGGCTGGAAAAGGTCTTTCGGCTATCACTGGGTATGGAGATTACACTGTTTCTAGCAACACTCTCTCTACCGTCTCCACCTCTGTGGACATGGTCCCTCAGTTTGTGCGCAATGAACACAGCGTTCGCGTCAAGCACCGTGAGTTCATTCGTGACCTTCTTGTTCCCTCGAACCCCGCTGAATTTAACCTCAAGGACGAGGTTATTAATCCTGCGAACAGGAATCTTTTCCCTTGGCTATGTCAAATGGCTAAGCAGTATTCGCAGTACAAGATTCACGGTATGGTCTTCACCTACAAGTCCATGAGCAGCGATTATGCTGCTTCGGGTCCGCTGGGCACAGTGTTTATGGCCACGAACTACAACGCCCTCGACCGCGCATTTACAAGCAAGGTTGAGTTGGAAAACTCTGAGTTCGCTGTTTCTACCAAACCATCTCAGAGTCTTATCCACGCGATTGAGTGTGATCCTAAAGTGTCTGGCTTTGACATATTGTATGTTAGGGACCCTTCGTATGACACTACTGGGGAGTGCAGTGACCG